AGAGTCAGAAGTGCCATCACTCTTCCTCGCTTTCTTTAAGGGCCTCATACTCTTTCGCATAGTTCTCGTCTGCGATGTTGTCAAGGTCATAAAGAGTCTTCTCAAGTTTTACCTCTGGCAGTCCGCTGACAATTGACAGAAGCACGATGTAGACTGTTGCCGAGAATGCGGAGATGAATGTGGTCTTCCAGTCAATCTCTGTGATGAGTGTACCTGCAGTCCATACACCGAGAATTGTTGTCAGAAATGTTCTGATGCATCTGATTCCAAGTGCTTTCCAAAATTCTTTAGTCATTGTTTGTCCTTTCCTACTTTATGCCGTAGATGCGGAGTGGTATAGCGGCATTGTCTGTTGCCGATGACGATGTGCTGTAAAAATCTCTACCAGCACCTACATAAATCTTGTCTGTATACCCTTGCCAATCTCTAAATGCAAAATGTCCATTAGAGCCATTTAGTATAGTTATCTCACCATACGCTAAGGCTTCACTCTGAGCGATTGCTTGCATATCAGCGTTTGACCAGTGCTTTGCTACCACTTCCACCCTACTGTAACCAGATAAATCCATGTTTATAAACTGTGCAGGGAATGCCGCTGTCGGATTTGGATTTTCCCACAGCAAAACTCTTTCTGCTTGTATTGTTGATACCGCCATTTCTTACGCCTCCTCTTCTGGCTCTGGTGTTGGCTCTACAGCCTTCTCCCAGTATTCGCCCTGGATTCCGAGTCCTCGGCTATTCAGGATCTCGACCATTACATAGTCCGTATCAGCATTGTTGCCGAAAGCATATGCACCAAGATATGCATGGTAGCTCTGCTTTGCTGCATCGAGAGTATCCTTGACAACGATGCCCTTCTCAATTACTCCATTAGTTCTTTTGACCTGTGCGAGAAAATACTTATCCATGATCTCTCCTTTCATCTACTACTCTGGTGTTGTGAGATATAATGTTGCTGTTGTACTGCCATTTATAGAGCCGCTGATTGTCAGGCTGCCTGCAGTCGTAGTGACTTCCCACTTAGAAGTCTGAGCTGACGGAGTGCCAAGATTTGACTTCATCACTTCATCCGATGCCTTGATCCTGGAATCTGTTACTGTTGTCGGCAGTGATGAAAAGGATGGCACTTCGACCTTTATCGTCCTTTCGTTTGACAATTTGGTTCCTATAAAATTCAGCAGCGAGCTTAATGTGTTCATTGCTTTCTCCCTTCTACTCCTCGCTCCATCCAAGCGATTCGTATAAATCAATAGTCGATTGATCTATCGTCAGATCCGTACTGCTGTCGCTTGGCGGAGTCCATCCCATGTTTGCATACAGAGCTATCGTCTGAGCGTCAATGGTTACACCGAACGCCTCTTTGATCTTCTCCCAGAAGTATGCAAGGCCTGTGCTGTCCAAGTATTTGACTGCCATGACGCACCACCGCCTAACTTGCGACTATCGTGTCGATCTCTGCGTTTGTGATTGCCGTGACACCGCCATCATTCATCTTTACATAGGTAGTTCCGCCCCAGCGAAATTGTGAGTTTGCTGTATAGTCTCCGCTGTCTGCCATCAGGACATATATCTTTCCAGCCTCTGGCGTGATGACTGTTCCGGATGCAGAGCCTGTTGCCAGCCAATTCTGCGAGAGAGCTGTCTGGCCGCTTCGTGCGTATGCCTCGATAACATCATCCACATAGCTCGGAAGATATGTGGAATCGATTTTGCTCGATGCATTCAGCGGACATACACCACTTGCTGCTCCCTTAGCTGATGTCGGTATCGCACTCACATCCGATGCCGTGATAGTCACATTTGCTGACAGAGCGTGACCATTAACTGTCCTTGTAGTAGGCACTCTTGATGTGTCACTTGGATGTACATGATCCACTCTCGCATAGCCAGAGTTAGAACCTAACGCTCTTGTGCCGTTCATCGTAGGATAGCTGCTGCCGGTTCCTGCCGTTATGCTGGCTATGCCGTTAGTGACTACAGATGTGCCATCCACCTTGACATCAGATACGCCTGAAGTCATAGCTCCTACAGTGTTGGCAACAAACTCTGTTGTCGCAATCTGTGTATTGCTGGTGCCTGTAGTCGCTGTCGGAGCTGTTGGTGTTCCTGTGAATTCAGGCGATGCTATAGGAGCCTTTGATGTATCTGACGGATGTACATGGTCCTGGAGAGCGAATCTCTTCGCTGTTCCTGTTGATGCTGTGCCATCCATGCTTGGCGTACTGTTCGCACGAATCAATTGCAGGAAGTACAGCAGTCCGTCTTTATCAAGATAAGATTTTGCCATTTGTTTTCTCCCTTAAATGTTGAGATTGTCTATAATGTCGAGGATCTCCGCATTGGTCATCACATCGAGATTCAAATCCGGAAAAGACTTTGCACCCTGGAGTGTCACGCCTTCGATCATTGGCTTGTCGGACAGCTCGTTGTAGCTTGTAGCAGAGCCTGGCGTATCTCCACCGCCTGACGATGACTCTTCGGAAGTGTTCTGAATGGATTTCTTGACAGAGTCCAGATCAGAAGCAGTTTCATTCAGAGCCATCTGAACGCTCTCCATAAGAGACTGCAGCTTGCGCTCTATTGGTGCGTTTGGATTTCTGTCATATCCGATAATCATTTAGCCTCTCCTTTATGGTGTGCTTGTATCTTCCCATCCAAGATCCTGATACAGTGTGATGACGCTTGAGTCTATCTCCGATGTTTCAAGAGCTTCCTCGATGCCATCCTCTATATTGTTCATGTTGTCAGCAGAGAGTGCTGTCTCTTCTGACACCCACCTTGTCCTTACATATGCCATGTGTTCTCCTTCCTACAGCTTGAGTCCTGTTCCAAGACGGACATGTCTTGTGAGAGACTTGATCTCGCAGTTTCCGGTTCCCTCTATCCTGATGGAATATCTGTCGCACCTTCTCGGAACGATAGGTATGAAGTGTCCTTCTGTGACCGCTGGATCAAACTCTTTTACAAGTTCCCACTCGCCTTCGTTCAGTGATATGTACACTCTCACATGCGCTGTGCCGTTAGCCTTGAGCCTTAATGCGAGCTTGCTGTATATCTTTCTGTTCTCCATGTATTCATCGAATGGTCCAAACTGAGCCATCCAGTCAAGCGTGTCATAGCTTTCTGTTGCCGCTGCAGGATTGATGATGCCTACTGAACCGGAAAGAGTTGACGAGCCGCACAGGAGCCAGTCACTGCATATCGTGTCCGGAGAGCATAGGATCTCTTCTCCGTTATACTTGACATAGTACAGTTTATTGTCACTGAGGATGCAGTTCCTGAAACGCTCAGAGTCTTCTTTGTGCCATACAGCCTTGTCTATGTCTAAGACATACAGCTCATTGCCACCGCCCTTTACCTGTGCCGATGCGTAATACTTCGTGCCTTCTGTGCCGCCTACAGCACCCTTCAATGCTCTATTGAGCTTGTCGCTTATCAGGTAAGGAACACCGCCATCGTAGGCCATGAAGCCTATAGTCGACTTGTAGAACACCTTATCGTTTATCGTGACTACAGATTGCCTTGAGCCATCCTCGACACCATAGCAGTCAGTATTTGCTACCTGATAGTTTGATGGTGCTGTGCCGTATATCCTCGTCATGCTTGTCTGCTTGAAGAAGATGATGTGTCCGGAATATCCTGCTACACCTGTCCAGTTACCATCGCTGCCCTGCTGTGCGTAGTATGAGTCAAGGCTTGTTCCCTGATAGTATTGCCAGTTTTTAGGATCACCCAGCTTGCAGGCATATATCGTATTGTCATTGTTGGACGCTCCCCAGAGTCTGTTGTTCCATTCGATGACATGGTCCAGAGTAGGCATCGTCCTGCTGAGTGTTCCGGTCAGCGTAATGTTCGTAGCACCTTCTCCGGTCAGCTCGATGAATGTCTCTCTCGGCAGTGTGACCACATTGCCATTCACAGTCTCGACCACACACGATGCGACCAGCGTCTTTGTTGTCTGGCTGCCGCCATTAGGAATGTATGTCAGCGAGGCATTGATGTTCAGTGCATCGTCATATCCGAAGCCATGATCCGCAGGAAGAGTTACCCTTACATCCTCGTTGCTGATCGTTACCGCTGCATTAGCAACAGACACTGTCGACTCAAGGTTCCCATATCCACCGATAGAGATGTTTGAGCCGGTCTTTATCAGCTCCAGATATGTCTTCTCAGGAAAGAAACAGATCTTAGTGTTGATGGCTACCATCCTGGTATTTCTCGACAGGCCTGTCACAGAGCTTACCTTCTGTCCATCGAAGTAGAATCCGATATTCCCTTCGGTATCCTCTGCTATCATTCCTATCTTGTTGTATCTGGATATGAGGCTGACCGGCCTGCGTACATCGTCAGGCAGCTTCATTGTGCCTCTGAGCCTTCTCGGAGTAAGCAGCGGATAGTTGTCTGCAGTCAGATTGAGCATGTCAGACATCTCGCCTTCCTCGACTACCGGCTTTCTGTTCAGGCCTTTGAATTCAATGATTCGCTCATCTGTAGGCGGAAGAAGATTAATAGGAGCTACCAAGTTCGCCATGCTATCACCGCCTTACAACACATTGATGAACCTCGATGGGATCATAGGCTCTGCCTGTCCGGTCCTGACTACCCAATCGACAAAGTCCTTGAAGTCCTGCACATGCTGTGCCTGGTTGTTCTGATAAGACGCATACTCTTCGTTCGCATAGTCGACCATAGCCTTTACATATGAGACATACAGCCTGTCATATGGTGCAGGAACCATCAGTTCCTCGTTCATGTCCTCTTCGGTATATACAGGGATATCCAGATTGACCTCTTCAGCGACATCCGCCTCGACCTCATTGATGTATTCAATCAGCTTGGCATTCGTGAATGTATTTGGTTTTTCTTCTTTGACCTTATCGATCAGTCCTTTTATCGTCATTGTGTTTACTCCTTAAAGAGAAATGGTGCGGACCTGTATTAGATCCGCACCACTTGGCCTACAGGTCCATGCTCTGATTCTTGAATTTTTCCTGATTCTGGAGAGCAAGCATCATCTGCTGATTGGAATTTGAAAGAACCTCTGCCACATTAGGTTTGACCTTTACAGTCACGCCCTTGCGGAACTTGGTCACATCTCCGTTGATGATGACTGTGACTTCAGGGTCCTGGCCTTCCACGAATGGCACCATGACCATCACTCTCTCGTCATCTTCCTTTTCCTTCTTAGCTTTGACTTCCTTAACTTCCTCTTCAGGCTTATCAAGTTTCTTCGTTGCCATGTGTCTTGCTCCTTTCAATGGAGCCTGGATTAGTTGGCTTCAGCGAGTGCGCCATACGAAGCTGTCGACTCGATTCTTACCATGTATTCCTGAGTCAGAATCGTAGCTGTCTTGTTCAGCTTCCAGCCTGCTGTTGCTCTCTGATTGAGAGGATCTGCTGTTCCGCCTGATCCAAGCTGCTTCACGATAGTTTCGATTCCACCATTGTTGATCGATGTAACACCGAACGCATTCTGTGCAAGAACGAGTGTGCCGTAGATAGGCAGGCTTGCTGGCTTGTAGATCTTAGCCTGAGTCGACTGAACGAATCTTACTCCGTACATCTTGCCGACTTCTCCGCTGAAGATTCTTGCGGAGCCAGCATACTCGTTAGCATCTACCCACTCAGTGTCATTCATCAGGTCATAGACAACATCCGGATGAACGATGGCAACATAGTCACCATTGATGGTCTCAGCATTATTTCTTCTGAGCCATCTTACAGCTTTCTTGATGTCCTCAATCTTCAGATCGTCTCCAGCAGCGAGGCCGCCTGTTCCGGTTCTTGCTGTCTTGCCGTTTGCGTACTGTACATTTGTACCAGCCTGCAGGATGTCTCTTGTGATCGTGTCGGAAACTCTTCCTGCCTGGCTTGCGAGCAGCTTCATGATCTCCTGCATGTTGTTGTCATATGCAGTGAGATTCAGCATGTCTGTGGTTGTGATGTATCCACCATACTGCTTAACTACTGCAGTGATGGCTGTTACACCATAGTTCTGTCCGTTAGGAGTGATACCTTCTACCAGCTCCATGTTTGCCGGTACAGCAGGAAGCGCATTGAATTTTCTGAATTCAATGGTCTTGCCATTGCCGCCAGGAATAGGTCTCTTCTGACCAAACTGATCGTGAACGAGCTGAGGCTCTGCCAGTCTGATGAGATTCTTGTCATAGAATGTCTTCATCTCTGGCGAGAGGTCCTGAGCCGATGTATATG